TGTAAACCAACTTGTTACGATAGCGAGACATCACCTCACGCAGGTATTGCTCTGCCTTCTGCTTGGGCAGATTACCAACATCAATATAGAAGATGCGACGTTCAGGCGCTCTGGACAGACGATAAATGACCAGAGAATCCTCAATCATGCGAAGCTGATTGACTGCCTTAATTGCTTTATGGAGGTGAGACAGTACATAATTGCGCTGCATATCCAACTGACCAGAATGGCAGTAGCAGATAGCATCTGGAGCAATTTTGACACCGTGGTTCTCATAACCTTTCAGACCCTTAGGTGCGTAAATATAATACTCAACAGACTTGGGTACAATAGACGCAACTTGGGGATCAATAGGTTGGAGACGATCTTTGGGTTTATCGTATTCGATAACCTTTTTGATCTTGCGGGGATCGATATATCTAAGTTCTGTGATACCTGCAGAAGGGTTCTTAGTATCGATCATCTTGTGATAGAAAACACGACCGTCGATATACCAACGACGGAAAATATCGTATGCTTTTCTATCAAAGTCTAAAAGAATCAGAATGTTCTGAAACTCTTCTCTGATTCTGTTCTTGAGTGCTTGTGAAACTTTAAGATTCTGAAGATCAATGTCAACGGGAGAATCATTCAGATCACCAGCAATTGCTTCATTCACAATATCATTAATTGCTGCATCGCACTCAGGATGCAGAGACATCTCTCTATATCTACCAATCAAATCTGCTTCGCTTGCCTTATTGGCAGCGTCACCCATCTCAACGTATTGACCGAAATAACCACCAGCAGCAATAGGTTGTGCAGCATCATCTGAGTCTTTACGCACGAAAGAAGGACCAGTTGCCTGACCCTTCTTTCTATCAAGAGAATAACCAAATAGTTGAGACATCAAAGATTCCCGTTTTACCTCTACTATTTAGACGCTCTGAATTATTGAGCGTTTGCAGTGTTGGTATCGTTAGCGTGCTGCCAGTATTGGACTTGGAACTCAACAGTATACTCTTCGGGAGTATCGTTGCTATCCCATCCCAGATCAATAGCAGAGATGTTGCTGGGCCAGATACCCTCAAAGGTGTAAGCAGCAGTGTGCAGACCTTGACGGTTTTGCTGACGAACGATAGCGCGGGACTGATAGGATGCGATGCTGGATGCATCCGACAGGTTCACAGGCAGAGACTGGATTGCTTTCGACCATGCCTCAAACTTACGGCGCAGGCGGAAACCTTCGTCGTTGAGAACGGTAACAGTCCAGGGCTCGAATGTGCGGTCACCAGCGATCTTCAGAGTACGACCACGGAAAGGAACTTCGATCACGCCGATGGTGGAAGCAGGCAGGTTTGCTGCCTTCACCAGGAACGAGGAAAGTTCAGTTGCCTTTACGTTGGACTCTTGAGGGCGACCAGCTGCCGCTGCTTGTGCATCTTCTTGGTTGTTGATACCACCACCCGAAGAACCCTCAATGAGGGTGGGGAAGTTGATCTCAACCTCAAAGAGATTGGGGCGAGCAAGCTCGCCAATCTTGTTGCGGAAGTCAATGATGTTGGTTCTAATCTGTTTGCGCTCAACCGCACCTGGCGCAACTCTTGTATTTTCGTTAATGTCTGGCATCGGAATTGTCTCCTAGAGTTTTAGTAAGTACGGGAAATAATCAACCAACAAGTTCAGCGAACGAAGCGCCAGTACGAGTTGCAGTGAACTGCAGAGTGATGAAGTTAATCGATCTTGTGGGCTTCAAGAAGATCTCAGCGAAGAACTCCCCACGGTCAATAGCATCAGGGGGGTTGTTGCTTGCGTCACAAACCACCAGATAGTCAAGAACACCGCGACGTGCCTGTACACTTCTCATGTAGGGTTCGACCATGTTCTTAAATCCTTGACGAGTGAACTCATCGTTCAGCTCAAACAGTTGAGTCTTAGCAGCGGTTGCAATCGCCTTCTCGATAACGAGGAACAGACGACGAACGTTGATTCTGTCAAATGCAGAAGCGTAACCAAGACCAGTCTTATCACCGAACAGTACAATACCTTGACCAGGGAATGCCACGATGGGGTTAACACGAGCAGCATAGAGACGATCTCTATGGTCCTTCAGAGGCGAATATGCAAGCTTGATAGCATTGCGGAGTTGACCTCTGCTGAAACCTGCGGGGGAGAACCAGGGTTCTTGGTTGAGAGCGCAGCTCAGAACCAGACCAGCAACGTCAGCATTGCAAGGGATGTAGCGATACTTGTCGTTGTACTTATCGTAGATGTACTTGTAGTTGTTATCAAACACAGCGTAGGAGCTGCTTGCCAAGACCTTAAAGAAGTCAACTACACGATCAACGATGTCGTTAACGGAAGGAACGCCGAGAACTCTATCGCGAGGGGGCGATACGAATGCCATACAATCCTTACGGTTGGATGCCAGATCGATAACCTTTTGCGCTTTAGCGATGCTATCGGTCATGTTGCCGAGAGCAGGACCCATGAGAACATAATCGATCTCTTCGGTCTCGGGATCGCTGAACAGATCGTAGGAGTCGAACATCTTGTCCTTCTCCACAGAGTAACCGTCAACACCACCTCTGAGAGAATAAACAACAGTTGCAGAGTTGGTAGTTGTTACCAGGGGAATTGCAAGAGGATTTGCACTCAGGGGATCATCCAGGGACTTGATAGGAGCCTGATTCTTAAACAGGTCAAACTTGCGGTTCGACACCATACCACCAATATCACCAGTAGAGTTGGGATCAACATCAAAGATGTTGCTCAGTTCGTGAGAACCCCACCACAGATACTGGGAGTTATTCTTGATGACATCTTTATAGTAGATGTTTGCTCCTTGAGGGGACTTGGCATCTGCTGCCTTGGAAACGTCGAAGAATTTCTCCAGAACAGAACCAGGAACACCAGTCAGAGAACCATCACCATCCAGGACGAGAATGTGCATCAAATCGCGATAAGCACCACGTTCTGCTGCCCAGGGGGAAGTACCAGGACGGGGTGCAATGCTGCTCCACTTCTGATTGTTTGCATAGAGACGATTGTCGTACTCACTCTCGGTAGAAATGATGTACATTTGTACAGCATTGTCATCCTTGATTTGCTGGTTAGCAACAAACTCAGTAGAACCTTCCTGATGAACAACGAGCAGACGGCGCTGAACATGAACGATCTCTGCTTGGTCGCCAGTTGCGGAACCAGGGGCACCACCGTTATTTGCCAGTTCGCTTACAGTGTCACCAGCAGACAGGTAATCGGAAGAAGTTGCATCGATTGCAACTTCCATCTTGCGAGTCGATGCATCATAAGCAATGATTCTACCAGTTACGTTACCGCTGTTTGCAGTGAAGTAGTTATCAGCAGCAAACTCACCGATCAGGGTGGAACCAGGTGCAAATGTCAGGATAACGCTATAGTTATAAACCTGAGCATATGTGTTAGTTGCACTAACAACAACCTGCAGACCAGGAGAGAATTCATACTCGCCACCGCTAGAAGGACCGAGCAGGTTCAGAACTTGGTCAGGACCAGCATCAGTCATAACGACGCGAAGGCTGCTACCATACTTACCAGGAGTACGAGCTGCCCACTTCCACTGGTTAGCAGCAGTCTCAACGCCTGCTTCGTAATCAGCGAGATTCTTGATCAGAGGTGCAGTAACACCAGTTGTGGTCTCTTCATTGATTGTGGTCTTGTTTGCAACAACAGAAAGAAGATCAACACCAACACCATCGGTGTGAGCTGCAGCGGTTGTTCCAAGAGCACCACGAGTAACAGTCAGATCGTTACCAGCGATAGCGGTTACCTGTAGAATCTCGTCATCAATTCTGATGTAGGAGTTGTTGGTAACGCCCAGAGTAGGTGCGCTGGTTACAGTCAGGAGTGTATCAGAAGAGGTGAAGGTAGCACCCTCGTTTACTGTAGTTGCAGTACCAGCAAGTTCTACCAGAGTGATCTGGGAACCAGCAGCGTGCGACACAGCAGAAGTGCTGAGCTGTCCGCGAAGAACCCCAATATCGAGACCAGCAATTGTGGTGACCTGCAGGATCTCAGCGTCGATTAGGAGAAGATCGCCAACATCAAAACCAGTTGCAGAAGAAACGGTTAGAGTTGTATCAACCGCAGAGAATGTTGTCTGGGTGATTTGGACAGCATCGATAGAATTCTTAAGCGAAGAGTTGTCTGCACGAACAATCTTTACAGAACCACCATAAAGGAGGAACTGTGCTGCACAGAACCAATATTCGTAGTTTTCGTCTGTGGGGCGGCCAAATGTATCAAGCAATTCTCTTTCGCTAGAAACCTGAATTACTTCCTCTACGGGTCCTTTCTCAAAAGCACCTACGATAGCAGCAACGTTATCAACTGTAGCGTTAACTGTATTCGTAAGGTCTCTTTCTAGGACGACAACACCTGGGGAAATTTGAGTGGATGCCATCTGGGTTTTCTCCTGATAGATTCTTATCGGATGCTATAGATATTTATAGAAAGGAATTATTCCAGAGGGGAAACCAGACGTGAGCACTCACCAGTCAGGGTAATCAGTTTGGACATTCGGTTTTGACTTACGATGTTTCCTTTGTCTACTGATTCTTTTGACAGTACAATACTTGCACTCATACGAATATGCTGAAGGATAAGTTCCTCTATCCTTCCGAGTTTTGTAAAAGTTATCTACCAAAGAGAGAGTTCTCAGACAAGTTCTACACTGTCTGTCTACAAACAGAAAATGTTCTAGTTCTAACTCATCCTCAAAATCCATTAACGATAATCCCACATGTATGCCATGTCACCATACTCATCAGTGTGCCATACTTGACCATCATTATCAACAAAACTATTACCTTCTAGTCCATTATCAATAAATCCAAATGGTGCCATGTCTGCTTCTATTTGTTCTTTTTGCTCAAGATACATTCTTTGTCGAACATCATTATCATGCAACTCCTTAAAGTAATCTGATAATGCTAACCAAGCAAAGATTACTAGACACATCGCTAAGTCATCATTACACCCATCTTCTGCTTCCCATGCTTGTCCTTTCTGGATAAAGGTAGTTAACTCTGAGATGATGTCATAATCAGAGAGGAGCAACTTGTCATCCTCAAGCAATGCTTTCAGATTAGAGCATCCAGTTTTCTTAACTGTTGTACTCATCTTGACACCCAATTGGGTTTTAGTTCCAGAAAATCCCTGACCAATAACTTGACCAGCACGCCCTCTCATTGCACACATCAGGATATTGTCATACTCCAAATCAAACTGAAGAATATCAGCAACCTGTCCACCAATATCATTCACTTCACAAAGAATGTATGCATGGTTGTATGCACAGGCAACATCATGTATAATGTTTGGGAACAGCAGAGGTTTAATCTGATTGTTCCTATACTTTCCAACTAATTTGTATGGTATAGTTGTAGTATCAATGATTGTGAATGCCGAATAGTCTTTAGTTACGCCTCTTGCAACGTCAACGGTAATGACATATTGATGCTCTTTTATTGGGTCTTCGTAAATATCAAGACCCTTATTTCTTTTAATTGGTTCATCGTAAACCATTGTTCTCAACTTAGAAGCAGAGATGAGGGTATCAACTGATCCTAAAAACTCGCACTCAAATTCGACCCTGAACTGCTCTTCAGAAGTATTAGCAATGGTTTGTTCTTTCCACTTAGCATCACGACCAGGAACTTCTGACCAATGAACTTCTGTTGTGATGTATTCGTTCTTACCTCTCTCTGCATCATGCCAGAGCTTGTAGAACATATTCATCCCGTGTGGGGTAGAGATGATAATAACTTTGGTAGATTTACCAGAAGAGATAGTAGGATAAACAGAACTGAAAAACTGGTCAGCAATATGATTCGGAATGAACGCGAATTCGTCCAAAAATATAACATTAAAGGACATACCACGGACAGCAGATGCAGAAGTAGAAGCAGCCAAGATTTTGCTTCCATTCTCCAGTTCCAAACTACCTCTGTTCCATTGGTTGATGCCTTGTTGCATCCATTTGGGGAGGTTTTCATAACTTAGTTGTAGACGACCTAACATTTCCCGCGCAGTCGCTGCTTTGTTTGCTAGGATTGCTACGTTCACATTATCATTAAAAATAACATACCACAACAGATAGGAAGTCACGATTGTAGACTTACCAGACTGTCGTGGTAGTTTTGCGATATTAAATCTGTTCTCGTGAAACTTCATAGTCATTTCCTCTTGGAAATGATACATATCAAATGGAATTAGACCTTTATCCAGAGAAACAATCCTAATGTACTTTTTAATGAAGTATACTGGATCCTGACTACATTTGATAAACTCTTCTACTTGTTCTGGTGTGAAGTTTGTAGCAACGTTTGCTTTTTTTAGATTAGGATTGCCAAGATATATCTGTTCATTACTCATAATCAATACCGTTTAATTGTATCTCTCATCGGTGAAATCCTTCAGGCTCTGTATTATGTATCCAATCTTTTAGTCTACTGACATATAATCTAAGTAAATCTGCCTGGTTCAGATGAAAAACATCCTGAGTCTCTAGATACAACTTAGTGTGGAGATCAACCCCATCTAAGCACTTCTTTATCACAGGGTTCCAGGGTTCCCTAAAAGAAGTATTCCATTCTCTTGGCATACAAAGTAGCGATCACCGTATAGATAACACTTTATTTATTCTACAAGTGTGCCATGAGCACGACGAATTTCTCTAAGTTCCTCAAAGTCTTTTTGCTTGGTGCCACCATCATATGCCCAGGCATAACCTTCAGCAATCATTTGCTCGTTGAGTGAGACTTCAGCATCTCCGATGTAGAGCCACCCGAGAAGTCTACCGTATTTGCCAACACCACCAACAAGCTCAGTGCGAATAA